TTTTCAGAAAAATTTTTAGAAAGGAATGTAAATGAATGAAAAAGTTATAAATAGCTTGGTTAATATGAAGAAAAACCAGAATGATTTATGAAAAATAAAAATATATTTAAGGAAAAAATATGAGGAACCAAAAAGCACCAACAATAGGTGATATGAAAAGAAATGAAAGTAAGATGTTTTATGAAACATATTATACAAGACCTATGTTACCTATAGGATATTCTTTAGATAAAGTTGTTGAAAGAGAACTTCAAGATGTTAGAAATAATACAAAATTTATACAAGCGCCTTGCTGGCATGCAGAACAAGTAAAATTAAGTAAAATCAGTGAAGAGGTATCAGAATACCAAATTGAGGCAGCACTTAAAATGACACAAATGGCTATGGTTTTTGAAGATTTGGAAATGATAGAAAAAGATATGAATTCATTAAAAGATAAATATTATTCAAACATTTAAAAATTATATATATTAAACTTATCTTAATATTAACTTGTTATAATTGTATTGAGAAAAAGATGAAATTCCAAGAATTAAATAAAATGGTTAAATATTGTAGTAATCAAATAAATACAGACAAATTTGTAAGATTAATGATACCTAAGTATATAAATGAAGATTATATTATGAATTTATGGCCTCAATTTAGAGATAATTTAATGATATTCATTACTTCAAGAAATGAAGTTGAATTATTTAATGCTATTACAAAAGAAATGGAAGAAATAAATTATCAAGGATAAAATTTAAAAATCTGTTAGTGAAGGAATTTAATGATATTTAGAAAACAGAAAGAATGGTTTAGTATTAAACAATGTATTGAAAACCCTGATAAATTATACATCTTTGGTGATAATACTTTAAGAGCAGGTAAAGGTGGCCAGGCACAAATTAGAGATTGCGAAAACTCATTTGGTATTTGCACAAAATGGACACCAACAACGTCTAATGAAGCTTATTTTTCTGATACTATTAATTGTTTAGAAATAATAGAAAGAGATATTTCGGAATTAATAAAATTATCTAAAGATGGAAAATATAAAGAAATTATATTTCCATGGGATGGTTTAGGCTCAGGATTATCAAAAATGCCAGAAAAGTGTCCTTTATTGTATAGAAGATTGAATAAAATAATCAGTAAATATTTTAATATAGAATATAAATAATACAAAAAGAGGCTAAAATGAATTTTAAAGATTATATTAATGAAAAAATACTAGATAGATGGGATAAAGATTCATTAGAAATTGCACAAGAAATTATTAATATTATAAAAAGTGAAAAATTAGAGAAACAAAAAGTATTATATCGAGGCTTTTCTGGTATGACTACAGAAATGGCACTAATCACAAATGATAGAACATCATTTTATGGAGCTTTAAACAAAGGCGCTTATAATTTTGTTAAAAATTATCTTAAAATTAAAAATCCTACTTTTGCTACTACTGATTATATGCAGGCTTCTATGTTTGGTTCTGTTAAAATTTTTATTCCAAATAAAAAAGATATTCTATTGTATTCTGATAAAGTAAATGATGTTATGGCGGATATAGGTTTTGATGATAAGGACGAAAAATATTTTGATGAACTCCTTGCTTCATATAATAAAACCACAATAAAGAACCTTAAAGGTCATGAAGGTGAGGTTATTTGTGATACAAAAGAATATTATCTTGTTGATTATTTAACAACAGCGAATAGTTTTAAATCTAAATTTTTTGAACCAAAGAAAACAATAGATAATCTGACTTATGGTGATATTATAGAAATGTTGAAATCTTATATTTCATATAATAAATTTCTAATAAAAGTTGAAAGAAAAAAATCTTTTGATGTACTTAAAAAAGAACTCGAGGACAATAGTAATAAAATGGAAAAATTGAGAAAAATCGAGAAAAATCAGAATGTCAGATGATTCTAAAAAGATACGATATAAAGTATTATTAGATTTCCTAGATAAGGAAGGCATTGATTACATTAAAGATGAGGATGATCGTTCTGTTAGTTTTAAAACACAGGTACTTTTAAAGAAAGCCCTAAAAATGATTGACAAAGAAAATGAAAAGCCCAACAAGCTTTCAAAGTTGAGAGATATGTCTCAGATTGATTATTTAGGTGCTTATAGAGATGGAAAAGATAAGAAAAAGATACATTCATATTAAAAAATAAAAAGGTAAAACATGACATTAGTACAACAAGATAATATTAAGATTTTGGATAAGATAAAATCCCTATTAGGCAAAAAAAGAACTTTAGAAGCAAATGGAAATAACTCCTCAGGCATCAATTTTGAACAGATTCAGCTGTCTTTGGTTGAGGTATCCGATAATATGATGGGCGATCAACTTTTCTGTCATCCTAGTATATCAGAACTAGAAAGCAATTTAGATAAGGAATAGAAAAATGGCCAAAGAGTATTCATACGGGATTTGTCCATATAGTATAATATCGGGGAACTTTTTTGTTTTGCTAAATAAAACCTCAGAAGAGTCATATTATAATTTTTTCAAAGGCAAAATTGAAGAAGGTGAGACCATAGAGAAATGTGCTATAAGGGAATTTTATGAAGAGACAGGTGTAAAGGTTAATCCAAAAGATTTTGAAGATTATTTTTATCAAAAATCCCCTAGAAAAGATGTGGGGATTTTCTTGGTCGATTGGGCCAAATATCAGCATCTCCCTTTTCATTTTCAGGAAAAAGAAATATGGTCAGCAACCTGGGTTCAATTAAAAAATATTGAGACCTCTAAAAACCAACAAGAAATTATGAATAAAATAGAATTATTATTCAAACCTAGAAAACAACAATTAAAAAATCTCTATTTTCCTATAGATTAAACTTCAAGGAAATCATTAGCTGGACTTACTTTTTTTAATGTGAAATCTTCCTTGTAAAAAGGGAATTTCCATTGTAATTTGTAAATAGTGGCAAAACTTTCTTGAACATCATCAATATATGTTTCATTTTTAGTGAAATTATATAATTCACCTTTTTTTATTTCTTCTAAATTTTCTTCTAATATAAAACCTAAGTTAAAAAAACTAATTTTTTTAGAATATTTTTGTTCTATCTTATAATTATAAGCTTGATTTTTATTCAAAAAATCAACAGTAAATAATGCTCCTAACCAACTCTTTTTATGATATAATCTCATTATTGTCCTTTAAATCCATTATCAATTTGAACGACAACCCCTTGGATTAGGGCCATTTTTTCCCACTCGTGAATACTATTAGGATTTAATTTTCTGATAATGTTTCCATTAACTTTTTTCATCTTTCTTAAATCTTCAAGAGTAACTAAAGAAGGAAACATATTAACCTCTTTATCATTCAAATCCTCTTTGATTTTTTCTTGTTTAATCATAATGGCAAATCCGTTATAAGTGGCGATATGCTCCCTTAATGCTCCATTATTTCCATAATAAAATTTTGATTTTTTAAGAATATTAAGTCCTGATAATCCTTCTAATTTAAGTTTTTCTTTGGCTTTTTGTGTAAGTAATTCTCTAAGTTGTTTTGTTTGTTTGGCATCGTCAAATGATACCTCTTGAGGTGTTTCTTGGTTAATATCTTTTTCAGACATGTTTAATCCTTTATTTTTTATGTTATTTATATTTTGGCAACTTTTTGTTTGGTGTTAATGATACAATACCAAGTTTCGCCATTGCCTTGTTTTTGATAAGTTCCATGAATATTCTTACAATGCTTATTCCAAGAATTAACAAAATCAACTACATCAAATTGCTCTGCTAAAGAAATTTGAAAATTTCTTGCTTCATCATTTTGCATTTTGTCAGCTAAATATTCTATGTGTTCTGGCTCTATATCTTCTGGTTCATTTATGTCAATGCCCCAGTCTGTAATCATATAGTACATTGTTTCTTTGTCACTTTTCCATAAATCTGTTAATATGTTTGCCATCTGATTTATTTTAAGGTATTTGCCTATATCTTTTCTTGAATCTATATATTTTTGGGGATTAATTTCAGCCTTAATTATATTTTTCCCATAAGTCTCAGCTGTTTCAAGTGAACCCATATAAAAACCTATTCCCTCTTGTGCATTTCCTACATTCATATATTTAGATTCTAATTTAATCACCTTTGTGTTGCTACCATGAAAAACAGTAACTGTACTCTCATTAATAAATTCTTTAAACTTAATCATTCCATTCAATCTCCTCTATTTTATAATTATTCATATCTTTTTTATAATTGTTCTTTTTTGTTATTTTATAAGAAATAATATCTTTACCTATAAACTTTCTTATTAGACCCAATGAAGGGAAATTATTATTTTCCAAATATTTATTAATATTTCTAGTGTATTCTACCTTATCACCTTTACTTATTCTATATCTTTTAGCGGATACACCAAATAGAGTATCCCCGATTCTAGGATCATCTTTATTTGTCCTAAAATAATTTCCTTGAAAATCTTTATATGTTGACATACCCTCATTAAATTTTGAAATTTTTATCTTAGTTTCTTCTGATAATTTTTTTCCTTTATTAGAGTTAGATAATTTCTTTTTTGTTTCTTCTGATAATTTTTTGCCTTTGTGTGCACTATCATAAAGAATTCCTCTATTATTATAAAATTCCTCTTTACTTACTTTAAATTTATTACCATCTTTATCAACAACACAAACCATATTATAATTAACAGAATCTTTTCCTTTGCCTGAATTAAAACTTTTTGCCCTTGCATAGGTCTCATTAATATATTTTGTATTTTTTATAATCTTGTGTTTTCTATGAAGCCTTAATTCCTCATCCAATGCCTCATCTTTTGTATGATGATAACTTAAAATTCTCGTCGAAAATAAGTGTTTATTTTGTTTTTTTAGATATATTTCTTTATATTTCTTAGATGAAACTGAGCCATTATATCCTTTTAAAACTTTTTCTTCATGACTTGAACCTATATACCAAGGAGGTAATTTGGTTCCTTTATAATGTGTTAAATATACTACATATTTCATAATAACTCCTTTTTATTATTTATAAATCCCAATCCCCTCCTGATTATTGCCATTATTCATAAGCTTAGCCTCTAATTTTTTAGTGCCAAAATCATCTCCGTGATAAGTTATCTCAGTTGATTCATTTATAAATTCCTTAAATTTCATATGTTTCTCCTTTCCATTATTTAAACTCTAACCAAAATCACCAAAAGGATTTTCTTCTTTTTCTCTCACTGGTTTCTTTCTAACCTCGTTTGGATAAATTGTTTCATCTTCTAAAATTTCATCTTCAGCTCTATGATTTTGCTCTGTCCTATTTTCGTCCTCAGCACCAAAAATTGATTCTAAATTACCGAAATCTTCGTATTCAACCTCATCAGAATTTGAAATGTCCTCTGCATCAGCATAATCATCTCTATTGGCAATATATGTTTTTAATGTTAGTTTATAAACATTTTTTGTAAGATTTGAATCATACACATTATTTCTGCCACCAAAATCTCCGGCTAGTTTCATGTCAGTAACTTCCATGATTTTATTGCTATCAAAAACAACCAGGTTTCCGTGTGGGAGATTCTCGATTGTGGCTCTGCCTTCTCGCTGGACTATTTCTGGATGGATTTTTTCCATGTCTTCTCTTGACACAAAAACAGAAATAGTGTCCAGGTTTTGAAGACCAAATTTACTGAATAAATCTCCCTCACCACCCCATTGGTCTGTTTCCTCAGGTTTAACAAAAAACTCATGCACATTTTCACTATCTACTCTTATATGGGAATATTCTCCGAAAATATCATCTTGATTAACTTTTTCTGTTATTATGTATTTTGCCCTGATACCATACATGTTTATGACTTCAGCAACCATATTCCTAGCGAGTTCGTATTCCTTGTCCAGTGAATTGTCAGTGCTATAATTAAAATTAACCATTAATAACCTCTTTTAACATTTATTAACTGCCATCCTTGTTTTAGGACTATGAGTTCATTTTTCTTTGTATTCAGTGTAAAAATTGCATCATTGGTTTTTTCATCGCGGTATAACATAATATCACCTTTTACGGTCATTTTATAATTTTCTATGTCTTTAAATTTAAGTACTTCATCAGGACTAATTTTATAAGATAATCCTTCAGCTATTTCTCTAAAAGTCTTCATGAGAACCTCCGTTGTTTGAATTATTTATAATTTTAATAAATCAGAAGCACTCATATAACCTAGATATTTTATTTTATTTTTTAGAATATCATCTTTTTTATTATTATTAAAATCCCATGCCCCCAAAATTTTAACTTTGTCCAAAATTACCTCATTGTACTCAAATGTTATAATCTTAAGGTGTTCATTCAAAAGTTTATATCCTCCATTATCAAGGATTTTATTTATTTCTCTTAAATAATCTCTATATTTAAGGACACTATATTCTTTATATTTATTATTTAATTTTGTCATTACTCCCTTAAATAAAAATTTTAATTTTTGACCTGGCCCAGTTCTCAATTCTGCCTTGGCGTCCAATTTAATCCATCGTCTTCCGTCATAATCTAAATATGTAAATAAATCCGATGAAGACTCGATAAGCATTCTGCCTTGAATTTTTACCACGACATTCGGGTTGCTAGGGAGATTGGATAATTGTAGAGAAGGTTTTGTAAAGCATGAAATTTGTGCTTTTTTGCCCATCGTTGTAAGGCTTTTCAAATCTTGAGCATTTGTCATGTGATATGCAATAATATTTTCATCATCACTATATCCAAGATTGTACATCATTTTTGGTGATATAGGTATCATGTTTTGCTCCATAAGATTTTCGATTTTTTCTCCAAAATCTATTCTCTCATCGATATCTATAAAATCTTTAAATTTCATCATATTCATTGTGTCCTCTACTTTATGATTATTTATATAAATTAAGCATCGTTATGTTATAATAATATTAAATAAATATATGTATAACCATAAAGGAATCATTAATGACAAATAAAAAATCCAAAAAATATCTTGAAACTAATGTTCTTGAAGAAAGTATATCGAGGTTGGATTTTATATTCAATGAATTCAAAACCATTCAGATATCATTCAGTGGGGGTAAAGATTCAGGTGTATTATTAGAATTGGTTTTAGAATATATAAAAGAACATAATCCATCGAATAATATTATCCTATACACTTTGGATTATGAAGCAGGATATGAACAAACAGTGGAATATATTAATTATATGATAGAAAAATGCAAAGGTTATATGGAAATTTATAATGTATGTTTGCCAATAAAAGCACAAAATGCTGTATCAATAAATAAAGATCATTGGAGACCTTGGGATTATGAACAAAAGGAAATATGGGTAAGGGATCTACCTGAAAATGCTGTTCATGATAAAAATAATGATTTTGATTTTGATTATAAGAAAATGACTGATTATGAATTTAATGTAAAATTCTCTGAATACATATCAAAAAAATACAATTCAGAAGTCGCTGTTCTGGTTGGTGTAAGGGCTGATGAATCATTGAATAGACAAAGAATATTCTATAATGATAAAAATAAATATAAAAATAAAAAATATAGTACATTGTTATTCAATGAACCACATAAATCCTATGCATTTTATCCTATATATGACTGGGAAGTAAATTCTATTTGGAAATATAATGCTATAAAGAAAGTTAAGTATAATTCTTTATATGATCTCATGTATTATGCTAATGTGCCTGTTTCTATGATGAGAGTTGCCAGTCCTTTCAATGATTGTGCTGTTAATTCCTTAAAATTATTCAAATCAATAAACCCGAATATGTGGGGTAAAATGATAGGCAGAGTCGAAGGGGTTAATACAGCCGCAATATATGGCGATACATCAGTTTATGGCTGGAAAGACATTAAACTCCCAAAAAATCATACATGGGAGTCATATACAAATTTTTTACTTGGAACATTAGATGATAACACAAGAAATAAATATTTAGAAAAATTCAATAAAAGTATAGAGTTTTGGAAAACAAAAGGTGCTGCATTAGACAATGAAATTATTCAAGAACTAAAAAGGGTTGATATGAAATTCACAAATCATGGACCAATAAACAAAACAAGCACTAAAGATGTTATAACTTTTGAATATTATCCTGATGAACTAGATATAAAAAATTGGAGGGCAATAGGATCATGGAAAAGGTTTGCTGTAGCAATATTAAAAAATGATATAAGTTGTAAAACATTAGGATTCTCTCCTAATAAAGAACAAAACAAAATAAGAAAAGAAACAGAAAAAATGTTAGAACAATTCAAAAAGGAAGAAAAATGAGTAAAGATATTGAAATAGGATTTGATGATTTTTTATGTGATATTGATGAGATATCCGAGGCACCTAAGATCAAAAAAACAACTAAAAAGAAAATAAAAGGCAATCAAAACCTAGATATTGAAAAAGTGATAATAGATAAATCAGAAAAAGTAAGCAATATGAGCAAACAAAAACCTGATGATTTTATTAGTCCTGTTTATAATATTAAAAGAATACCAGTGCAAAACATTCATAGTAATTCTTGGAATCCAAATTCTGTTGCCGAACCTGAAATGGAATTATTGGCTACTTCAATTCTGGAAGATGGTTTTACCCAACCAATTGTTGTTTCTCCTGATCCTGATAAAGAAGGATATTATATTCTTATTGACGGCGCTCATAGACATATTCTTGCAACTCATCATGAAGAGATAAATCGTAGAGAAAAAGGCACAGTTCCTTGTGTGGTACTAGATAAATCAATGCCTGATAGGATAGCAAGTACCATTAGACACAATAAAGCAAGAGGTACTCATGATGTTCAAGTAATGTCGAGTATTGTTAAAGGATTGCAGGATGCTGGTTTGGGCGATGATTATATCAAAAGAAATCTAGGAATGGAACAAGATGAGTTAATAAAATTAAAACAAATATCAGGATTGTCCTCTCTTTTTGAAGATGAAGAATTCAACAAAGCTTGGATAGTAGAATAAATTTTCGCTTAGTTGATCCTAGTCAATCCTATTTGAGTAAAAACCTTTAAGGTGTATTTTATTAGTTCTTTTTAATGAAGACAAAGAATGAATGGAATGTCCTAAAGGTTTTTCTTTAGTTCCTGTGGTTATGCACTTTGCATATTTTTTATGTGCTTCATTTTGGTATAAAGTTTCTACGTAACCATTTTCATTGTATATCTGAACTTTAACTCTTTTGTAATTTATTTTATTTTCAAAAGGCACTATTTCTGTTTTGTGTACCTCTTTTGATATTTCTTCTACATTTATTTCATTCGGTTCATCAAACCTCTTAACAAAATAAATACCCCTATATTCATTTGCGCCATTTATATCATTTTTGCCTAAGTAATTATCTTTGGTAAGTTTTTTGTATTTTTGGGATATACAGTATGCAATATTGGGTTTTATGTTTTTTATAATTGCATCTTTTGAATTTATTTTATATAAATCATATACTTCTGTTTTTATCTTTAATTTTGTTTCTAAGTCTTTGAATATTCTTTCTAAAAAAATATTATGTATTTCATCTTTTATTTTTTTTATTTTATTTTTCTTTATATACAGAGAACTTAAATATTTTTTATTTATTTTTTCTAATTTATTAAAAATCCTTGAACTCTTTCCTAAATAATTTTCTTTTGAAGTGTTTATGAGTTTTTTATATATCCTCTTTACTTCAATATCTGATATACCTTCAAAAATCAAATTATCTCCTGAATATACATCATAGGAAAATTCTGCATCCTCTTTATATTTTAGTAATTTTGTTATTGATATCATATCTTTCTTTTTTATCTCTATGTTATTGTGCATTATATTTTTATTTAATTCTTTATTTCTTTTTTGTGCTGCTTTTTTCTTAATTAACATCCCTTCCTCAGATGAAATGGTGGCCTTAAATTTTAATAGTGCTTCTTTTCCTTTTGTTTCTTTCCATTCTTTAGAACTTCTTGTCCTTGATATTTTGTTAGATGTTTTTTCTTTATATTCTTCATCTAACCAAAGGAGGGAATGCTTATTGCCTCTTTCCTCCATCTTTTTTTGAAACTCTTCAGGCGATATTAAATCTTTTTCCTCTATCTTACCTAGTTTCATATCTTTATTGTGCATAGCACAAAAAGCACTAAGTTGTCCATAATCATCTATTGCTTCTGTAAATAACCAGTGAGCATAGTAGTGATCTGAATGCAATAAATGAACACCATTCCAAGGATTTTCTTTAAGATTTTTATATTCGGGGAATAATGCTTGCGGTAGAATATGATGATAAGAAGTTTTGCTTTTTATTTTTGCTTTTTTGTTATTAATACAATGCTCTATGTACTGTTCCAGTTTTTCTTGTGACTTAATTTTTGTGTCAGAATTAAGAAACTTTTGTAATATTTTATTCATTTTAGTTATCCTCTATTTTATTAGATAACTTGAATTTCCGAAGTTCTTGTTATCTTCTATATATTTATATATACTGTATCCCAAGAACTTCGGAAACCTAAAATACAGTATATATAAACATATAAAGTATTTATATACTCTATTATCAAACCATCCTACCAGCCCCTATCTTCCATATCTTGATTATATGCTTCCATAGCATCCATACCAAAATCGGATACATTATCCCAGACTCCCTCAGTAAATGGTAATTCATTTCCATGTGGATCATCATTAAAACTTAAATCAAGAAAATCCACTGTTTCTTCTTCTTCCTTTTCCCTTTCTTTTTGTTTTTGGTCAATTAAATTGGCAAAACCCTTAAAATCTTCCCAGTTTTTTACATCTAAGAAAGGAGCAAACACTAGCATCAGTGACATAACTAAATCATCTTTGAACCCTTCTTCAGCACTATAAGTACCATTAGACTTCTGTATAAAATTGAATAATTCGTCAAGTGTTTGCTTATCTCTGATAATTAACATATCTTCTTCAATAAATTTTTTAAGGAATGAACACATAAGTTTTTTTGTTCTTGTTGTAGTCCTTATGCCTTTCAAGTTTCTTTTAAATTTTCCTGCTTTTGTTCTTTCTATAAAAACTTCGCCTTCATATTCATATTGATCAACGACAAGATTAATTAGAGTGGCTTCTGTGTTATTTTCTTGCACCAAATAAGCATTATTGTAATATGTACCCAAATCAAAAATCCTACTTGGTATAATGACAAATGATTCATCTAGTTTGGCTGTTGCCACCTGCTTAAATGGTAATTTTGTTGCATCAATAACATGAAGGCCTATACTATCTATCCCATCTTGTTTGGGATCAGCCGTTAGAATATAATGATGACCAGGAATAGGCTCTTCATATATCTTAAGACCATTAAATAAAGAGTTAAAAATTATATCCTCATCCTTTACATAATTAATATTTTTTAACTTCTCACCTGATATCAAGGTATGTGAAGAACCTAAAAATTTGTTGCCAAAGTTTTGATTGAAATGAGTAATCCCATTTTTAGCTACCTGCTCAGCCATAAATTCTTCAGATGTTTTTATTCTTCCATCTTTATGATATCGAGGTACCTCTTCCCATGAGGCTTCACACAGATTATATCCATTTTCGCCTTGCCTCATTATAATTTCATAAGTACCATCTTCTCTTTTTATAATCTCATGGATTTTTTTGCTTTTAATTTTCATATATTAACCCCCATTTGCTTTATTCATTTTATTAATAATATCATCTATTTGAATTGAGCATTTCCTTTGTTTTTGAATATTTTTCTTGGCCGGTATCATTTCTAAATTATTAATGTTCCCAATTATATAAGGAGGAATATAATTTCTAAAGCCTTCGATGATGCTGTATTTGTGATCAAGATGATATGCACCCCTTGTATCTACTCTTCCTCTTTTTTGAAAATTTTCCAATTTGTTTATGTCTTGTTTATTTGTTATTCTTAGGACATTTAAGTAATAAATCTTTTTATCATCTAAATTAGTATTTTGTATATATTTTTTATTTTTTGAGTCTTGTGCTTTTTTTCTTATACTAGGATCACAAAAAGTATTTTTATATCCATATTTCTTCGTGAATGTTCCTTCTATTCTTTTTGTCATGTCAGATATTTGTCTGGGATTATAAACACCATATCTTTCATAACATGTTTCCCTCATTTTCCCTATATTATTAAAATTAGAATCATTGTATCTGTTTTTCTTTGTTACTTTTTGTTTTTCTTGAGGTATTCCTGTACTCAAAGCATCTTTTAATTTTTTGGTTTGCTCTATTCTTAATTCCGTGCCCGAAGCCCATACTTTTTTATTAGTTTCTGAAATCTTTTTGTATTTTAATTCCAATTCATTTGGATGCTCTTTATAATATTCTTTTCTTGCCTTAACCCCATTTGCTTTTGCTTCATCAGTCCATTTATATTTATTTGCACATTTTAAAGAACAGTATTTATTGTACCCTTCTTGAAAATTTCTAAATTTTCTTACTTTTGAACACTGACACTTAGGTTGTTCAGTTATATCATTTAATATACAATACAATTCTTCAGGCGTCTTGTTAAAGATTTTTTTATAGTTATTTTTTAAGGTACCATTCTTTGTAAGATTTTCCTTTATAAACTCTTTAGTTATCTTTTTCATGACTTATTCCTTTCATAATACTCTTTTACTGAGATTTCAGTGCCATCATCTTGAACTATTATGTCATCTTCTTTTGCTATTTCTTTGGCTTTTTTGGATGCCCCAGTTACCATGTGATACCATGCATTTAACCCATTTGCTGTTGAACTGAAGATAGCCTGCGAATCCTGAATTGCTGCCATTGCCGGCATTACTGAGTCTAAGAACTCTTCAAACAGTGAATTTCTGATGAATGCACAATTTGAATTTTCTATACCATTTCCTGTATAGTGATTACCATTATGCACATTTATAATATCATAATAGTCATCTTCAATAATTATTTTTTCAATATTTTTAATTTTTGCTTTTTTATTTTTATATAGAAGATAATTACCTTTTTTTAATTTTTTGGCTTCAATAAATTCATTATCCACAAAAAATTTATGTGTATTTGTTACTTGAATGTATTCATCATTCTCTAAAGTTATTTTTAGATTATTATTGGATTGTACTTTTTTAATACCATCGAAATCTTCAAAACCATTGGATGTTTTTATTTTTATATTATTTTTATTTTTTGTCATGGTATTCCTTTGGGTTTATAGTTTCTATGCACCAACCTATATATCGCAATTGATTATTATTTTTCATATATTTATATGAAAATGTACCTTTATCGGGTGAAAATATTTTTTTATCTCTAATAATTTTTTTTGTTGGGAAATTTTGATAATTCTTATTAAGATATTCTCTTAGTTTATTAATAGTTATAAATTCTCCTAAAATATTATCATTTGAATCATACAATTTAACGATTTTGGTCATACCATTTTTGAGACCTATGGTCGATATTTTGGTTTTTTTAATTTTTTTGCCTTGATTTATGCCCACATATATATTATTGGAATAAAATTCTTCTTTTGTAATTATAACATTTTCATTTGTTATAGTATTTCGAGCAGAAACCATACCTTTTGTATGAGCACCATAATTGCTTGATTTTGTGTATTTTCTTCTGCCTATATTTTTATCATTAAATAAACATTTGTTGCCATTTATATCTGTTTTTATAAAATTTTTTATATCAGTTTTTTTGAGTTCTTGTTTTTCAATTTGTATTATATCACCATCCCTAAAAACAAGAATCTTTCCCTTAATCAATATAATATCATTTTTATCAATATCCTTAGGCAATTTTCTTATTTTTTGCAAAGTTACTTTATTAAATACTTTTATCAAAGTATTTGTTTTATAATGTTTTGAAGATTCAAATTCATCAGCATCAATAGTTATTAACTTAAATGACTTATCATAAACTTCTAAAGCTTTTTTAATATGTATATTATTATCAAACTTTGTTTGTTTGATATATTTTTTTTCTAGTGTTTTTCTGTCATACACAACACAAAATTCATCGCGAGTGATTTTTTCATCTTTGTGTATATCTCTTATATATTTGTATTCCCCATTATCTGTAAAAACTTTTGAATTCATGTGCACATAATTTTTGGGTATATTATCATTAACATCAAATATTTTGCCTTGTAGTGTATTTATGTCTATCATATATTTTTTATTTTTGGTGTGAATATGATGCTTAGATGGATCATAATCAAAAGTATTTATTCTTATTCTTTTTCCTGATATATCGGTTACTGTAATTTTATTTGTGCTATGTGTATAATATTTATCTTTATTGTTGCTATATTCTTCAGAAGTTATTCTTATTGTTTTATTTGTATTTTTATCAATAGCCATTACTTTATTCTTATTAACATCACTCATATATTGTAAGGCCTCTTCCATTATTATCTGATACTCACTTGAATGTTCTAATATTTTATCAAAATTTCTTAATTTTGTTTCTTGATTGTTCATTGCATAAAAAGCATAACTCATTTCTTTTGATTTAATCGCTTTTGCTAATAAATAATGTGCAATATAATGATCTTCATGTCTTAATATACTTTTATTCCATTTATGTGTTGCAAAATCTTTATATTCCGGAAAATCACTCTTAGGTAATATATGGTGTTCTGCTGTTTTGTACTTAACTCTCTTTGTGTTATTGCACACACAAAAGGTAATGTATTCCTGTAGAGCATCGTGTTTTTTTATTTCATATTTTTCTTCAAATTTTTTCTCTAGTTCTATCATTGTAGAATCTCCTTTTTAAGCTATTTATATTTATATTTTCATTTTCATTTTGAGCTTCTTCTAATAAAAAATTAAACAATTTTGATAAAGGTATATCCAATTCATCAATAAATTCTTTATTTGCTTTTGTTATCAGTATATTTTTGATTTTTATCATATTTTTTCCATCATTTTATATAATTCTTGCACAGTAATAGTTTCCTCAATATTATTTTCATTTATAATTGTAACAAGGGTATCCTTATAAACGCACTCGTCAACATATAAAATAGAAAGAGAAAAGCCCCTGAACGCGTCAGAATTTGAGGCGGCTATCATGATCTTATTCCCATTATCAAATTCCACTGATTGTTTGTTCCAACTCATTAAACCTGGTTGCAACCATATAGGCAGTTCGATATAAATTTTTTTGATTTTGTCGAGAACCTCTTGAGCCAAAGAAACAACATTTGCAGCAATACCAATATTAATATTTTGTCTTGTAAGTGCACAATGTAAAAGGTACATGGCGATTGTAACAGTTTTGCCGCTATTATGACTTAAAATGTCATTGCTAAAATATAACTCATCTATACTATCTATGCCTATATCATACATATTCATTTCTGTTTTATGATCTATTACTTTTGTAACTTTTGAAATTCCTTTTTGAGTTATAATATTTTTATTTAGTGAAGCCTCTAAAGCTATCTCGTTATAGTTCTCATCTATGATAATATGTTTATTTGATCCTTTTAATGATAATCCATTTTCTAATATAATTTCATATAAAGGTAATTTTTTTGTTTTATGTAAATAATTTATTTTTACTTTTTCTTTAGTATTATAAACAAATTCATTTTTGTCAAGTATTTCAATTGTATCTATAAATAAATCATCTTCTATAAAAGTGCTTCTGTAAGAATACTTATTATATAAATCTTTTATTGTTTTGTTATTTTCTTTGTTAATAATAGTATCTTCATGTATACACTGTCTTGGAAAAAAAGCAAGAACATCGTCTCCTTCAACAAGCTCTTTTTCAAGTCTTACTTGATATTCCCTTGGTTCAGGTCTACCTATTCCGCTCTTTGTTAAAATTTTACAGTAGTTTCTTCTAAAATAAAAATAATCTTGATGACATGCTAATATTTCTTGCTGTTGTCTTTGATTAATGTTTAATTTTGTATAGGGTTTTTTTAGCTGGCGAATACCATTAAATGAAATCCTTTCACCAAATGCATCAAGATAATACCCTTCCTGATTTTTTTCTATGTCAATCTGTTCTAAAAATTTATCCTTTAAATCGTCAGTTAATTCAACATTACCGTTAGCTTCTTTTAATTCATCAAATATTCCTATAACTTTATTTGTTTCGTGTCCCCTTGTAGTCATATAGTTTCCTTTATGTATATATTTATGCTTTCATGTATTCTATGGCTAAACCCTCGTTTATCATTTGTTCATTTAGAGAGATGTTTTCATTATCCAAATATACTTTTGCCAATAAACGACCGTATTTCCCGTTTTTGTCTTTTATGGTCTTAACTGAGATATTGCCGCCATTATCTATATGATTATAAATTTTACGTCTTAACCAATCTCTTGAAATTATCCCATTTGCTTTATTGTCACCGCGCATCTCCGGAGCATTTATCCCGTATAATCTTAGAGTTTGTTTTGAAGTTATTGAGAACCCTAAATCAAGAATCACCTTCATAGTATCCCCATCATAAATACTCACAATATCCACCACTTTATATTCGTACATTTACACACCCTTTTTAAAGTTTATAAATAATTTTGAAGCACATGTTTGACATAACCTGTGCTTAATTAATCCTAGAGTTAATATATACCCCATCCACCCTGATATAGAAATAGGCCTAAATTTATGTATAGATACTTCTGTATTTTCATTGCCACAAAAATTACATTTTTCCATAGTTAATTCCTTATTTTTCAAATCTAATAAATATTTGTAATTTATCTTTATTGTAATCAGTTTTCCAAATACTATTATGAGCAACAAAAATAGCCATTTTTTTGCTTGCTTTGTCG